AGAGCTGGAAAACGTAAGTTGTTTTTCTGACACGAACGCTGTGTATGTTCCGGGTTTACGGGATTGTAAAGGGACCGTGGGTGGCTACCACAATTCTGCCGATCTCGCGCTCTGGAAAGCCGCCGATAGCGGTACGCCTGGAACGCTGAGCCTGATGCCGAACTCGCAGGAACCTGGCGTCAAGTATCAGGGTCTCGCGTACCTCAATGCGTCCATCGATTGCTCGCTCGCGGCGCCGAAGGTGACCGGCACCTGGGCTGCCGCGGGAAACTGGACGGTGCCTGGTGTGGTCACGGCCACGGGCGCGACAGCCGGTCTCCCTGGTTCATTCACGCCAGCCGGCGCCACTCCACCGTATGCGCTCTCGAACCTGACGGGCATCACGGCGTCGCCAGCCACGAATTGGACCATCGGCCAGCATGTGGAACTCGGCAACGGCACCGACGCGAACTGGAACGGCACCGCCTGGGTAGCGGGGGTCCATCAATAGACCGTGTTTCGCGAGACGGAAGATAACCCGAATTTTGCGCTCGAACTCTACGGCCCGCGCGCCACGTTGGTGTGGGGGTATCGGCCAGTCGCCACGTTGACGCATTGGCGCATCATCAAAGCTCGGAACTGGGTCCTGATGGCGACGTTCGATGCGGCGGATCGCTGGCAATGCTTGCAAGCCGCAAAGTATCGGGAACTGCACTTGACATACCCGCGCAAGGGCTACCGCTCGTGTTGGGAAGTGCGCGACATTTCGCTCGCTGGGTCTGAACTGAGGGCAGTGCTGGGGCCACCGTTGCAATAGGAGCCGAGCTCATCATGGGGAATCGATTCGTGCGGCCATCGACCACCACCCTTCAACTGTCAGACGGCGACACCATCACGGTCAAGACCAGGCTCACGCATGGCGAGCGTAGCGACAGTTACGCGCGCCAGTACCAGACCAACGACGAAGGGAAGCTCGAGCTCATTCCCGGTCAGATCAAGCTCTCGATGGTCACCGCCTACCTGGTCGATTGGTCGCTGACTGATGAGGCCGGCGAGCGGGTTGCCATCTTTGGCGAACCCGTCGAAACCGTGGAGCGGATTGTCAGGAATCTGTTTCCAGAAGACTTTGACGAAATCCTCTCTGCCATCGAGAAGCACGAGCTCGCACAGAAGCGGGCACGAGCGCAGGAAAAAAAACTGAAGCCAGCCGCCGACGCAGCGATCTCATCATCGCCCTCCGTTGTCGTTGGCGCGTCGACTGGGTCCGTGAGCTAGATGAAGACGACTACGACACGTTAGTCGAGCTCCTGACGGAACAAGACCATGCCGATCACGGCTAAATTCGTTGCTGATTTCGACGATTTCGATAAAGGCGTGAAGGACGCCGAGAAGAATCTCATCTCGTTCGAGACGGCGGCTGAACGCGCAGGTGGTCGGCTGATGGACCTTCAGGGCTATACCGATCCGACTGCCTCCGGGTTCGGCAGCATGACCGGCCAGTTGCGCGCCTTCGATAGTGCCTTGAGTGCCGCGGGCATCAAGATCACCCCAGCGGTTCGGGCGCTGGAGGAGCTGCAACGGGCATCCTCCGCGACTGACCAATCCTTAGGCCTTCTCGGGAAATCAGCAGCGGCCGTGGCCGTCGGGTTCGCCACGTTCAATGTCACGAGTTGGATCCTCGGGCTCACGGGGCTCGACAAGGTCATCGGGGATCTCGGGGCGAAGCTCAATAGTGCTGCGCTCAATCAGGAAACCGCCGCGGCGAAGGCCGATGTCTTGGCCCGCGCTTCCCAGAATGCGGGCCGCGAAGTCACCAACTTCGCCGAGGCCGTTCGCATCAATGCGGAGGCGGCCGCGAAACTGCAACTCAACATGGGGCAGGCGGTCAATCCCGTGCGGGAGACCGCGCACGCGATCTCGAACTGGCAACGCGAAATCCGCGAAGTCCGGCGCGAAGGCAACATCGAGGCCCTGAACGCGGACCTCCAACTGCAAGCCTTTTCCCTCCAGGACCTCAGCACGAAATACGGCATCACCGTGGATGCCCTGGAGTATTACAAGCGCAAGAATGCCGAAGTGACGGCCTCCGAACTTGCGAATCGGAAGGCGATCGAGGCCCAGCGCATCAAGGACGATGCGGATCTCCGAAAGTTCTATAACGATATGGGCGTGCTCGAAATCGAAGCGGCGACCCGGGCTCAGGCCGCGCGTACCCAAGAGGCCGCCAACATCCGTGAGTTCTATAACTGGGTGGGCGAGCGCCGCATGGAAGATGAGGCCAAGGCGCTCGAAGCTGCCAAGCGGAAAGAAGAGGCCGCGGCCCGGGCTGGCGCCGAAGCGATGGAAGCGGCCATCAAGGAAGAACAAGCCCGCTGGGCCGCCCAAGGGCTCAATACCGAATTAGCGGCGACTCCCGCGGCTGCCGAACCCGCGGCCTCCAGCCTTCTCAACGTGGGGTATGCCGCGCAGCAGGCGACGAGTTTTCTGGCCGGCATGAGTGCTGAACTCCATACCGCGATTCGATCCGCGCAGCTCGTGGACGAGATCTCAGGGCGGGGGCAAACGGGGATCATCATCGGGGGCCCCGGCCTCCCCGTACAGTCACCCTCGCTCGCCTGGGGGCGGGCCTCGACCGCTCGGGCTGTCAACATCACGATCAACGGGTCGGTGCTCGGCAACAAGGATGAAATCGCTCGGGTGGTCGGGGATTCCGTCATGGGGTCCTACCGTTCGGGTGGTTCCCGGGTGCCGGTCTGATGGCGATCAGCGGCAGCGACAAGGCCTTGATGTACGCGCTCGGGGGCGTCATGCGCGGAGGCGCGTCACGGGGCGGGTATATCAACGGGTGTGTGTTCATCAATCTTAACGGGTTGCATGTCGGATGGGGGGCGTCGGACAACCGCTACCGGGTGCTTCTGGACTCGCTGACCATCACCGATGAACTGGACGAGGTCGCGAACCGCTGCACGTTCCGCGTGAAGGCGCCCATCGGCGGGACGCCCTTCACGACCGGCCGCGAAGTGATCATCACGCAAGGGTCGAAGAACAATCTGCAACGCCTGTTTGCCGGGTTTACGGTCGACGTCCGGCAATTCTATTTCGCGGACAATCCCGCGTTTCCGGGCGCCGAGCTCTCGGCGGTCGACTACACGTGGCAACTCAATTTCTCCAAGGTCACGAAACAGTACGTGAACAGTTCCGCGACGACGATCGCGAAAAACCTGATCGCGACCTACGCCGCCTCGAGCGGGTTCACGACCAACAACGTGGAGGATGACCTCCCAGTCCTCGATGAAATCACGTACACCGAAGAAGACCTCGGCACCGCTCTCACGCGCCTGGCCCGGCGCATCGGCGCGTACTGGTACGTCGACTATCTCCGCGACATTCACCTGTTTTTTTCGGAAGTCCTGAACGGGTCGCCGGTCGACCTGACGCCCACGCATAAGAGCTTGGCGCATCTCACTTCGCAGCTCGATCATTCCCAATGCCTGACGCGCGTCTCCGTGGAAGGGCGGGGCAGTCGCCTCCTCAGCAACGTGCTGAAAGGCGACACGATGATCCCGCTCGAAGCGGTCGATATGTTCAAGGTTGCGCCGGATGTGTTCGTCAAGGCCGCGTTTCAAGGGAGCGTCGGCGGCGCGCAATATCTCAACTTCTCAGGCGTCGTGACCGGCGGGACCGGGACGCTTGTGGGTCCTGGCGTCACGCCGGCCAGTGCGCCGACGGTCGAACTGACGGCCGGGACCGGCATTGAGGCCGGCCGGCACGACTACGCCTACACCTGGGTCACAGCATCCGGCGAAACCAAACCATCCGCGATCGGGACCGTCACACATGGCGGGCCGATCACGACGCCAACGGTTGCGACGACCGCTCGAAATAATCCTGATTCGACGCGAGCGGTCAACGAACTGCTCCCGGGCGCCTGGAAACCGGGTGATACCGTCGACTGGGCCTATACGTGGTCCCCGGAAGCGAACCCGGCCAGTAGCACACCGCTCAGCCCGATCGTGTCGCTCGTGGCTGTCGTCGCGAGTACGTACTGGAATTCGCCGGGACAATCGGCCCGGACGATGCTCGTCAAGGTGCAGTACACGGCTGACGCCAGAGCGAAAGAAGTCTATCTCTGGCACCGCGTGAACGGCGGCTCGTGGCGCTGCTGGAATTTTGGAGAACCCGTCGGCGGAGGCTATGACAACTACCCGAACCTCCCGCCTCCATTCGAGGCCGAGATGGCGTCACCGGAGTATTCCGACGTGATGACGCCGCCGGCGACCGGGACCGCGTATCAACGCACGAATCTCAGCGGCATCGCTGTTGGTCCGACCGGGACCACTCAACGGAAGGTGTATCGCACGGCCGCGAATCTCTCACAACTGAAACTCCTGCAAACGATCGCCAACAATACGGCGACGACCGCGACCGACAGCGCCGCGGATGCGACACTCGGCGCCAATGCGCCGACGGGCGACACGTCCACGCTGCCGCAACCGACCGGCCAGGCGAACCCCGGCGATAGCGAAATCCGCGTGGCGTCGACGGCGCCATTCAATGCGGCCGGCGGCTGGGCCATCATCGGCAACGGCGAACAGGTGATTCGGTATACGGCGGTCGAAGTCCTGGGCACCCTCGCCGGCATTCCCCAAACAGGCATCGGCGCGATTACCGCAGCCGTGAACTACGGAACCACGATTTCAGCGGCCCCGATGCTCACCGGCATCCCCTCAACCGGCGCGCGAGGTATTACGACACGCGAGCTCACGGCCGGCGATGAAATGTATGTCGTCGTCCAATCGGACGACACCGCGCGACAAGCAACCCTGGCCGCGGAAATGAAAACCGGCCCCGGCATCCGTGAAGAATGGGTGCAGGATCGGCGCCTGTCGATTCCTGAAGCGCGAGCTCGCGGGAAGGCGACGTTGGCCGCTCGGCCGCTCAATCAACAGACGATCGCGTATACCTGCCGCGACCTGCGAACCGCCGCGGGGAAAACGATTACGGTGAACCTGCCTGGGACGCCCACCAACCTGACCGGCACGTTCAAGATCCAAACGGTGACGATCGACAACTTCCGGCCGTACCCGAATCAGTTGCCGACCTTCACCGTGCAGGCGTCGAGCGCGCGGTTCAGCTTTGAAGATTTGCTCAGGGTCATGCGCCACAAGGAATAGACGCCGATGCCGATCACGCGCACGCCGATTATTGATGACTCAGGGTCAGGTACTGATGGGACCGTCATTAATAATGCGTGGAAGCAAGAATTTTATAACCAGATCGATGCGGTCCTCGTCGCGCAAACGGGGCCGCCGTGGGCTGACATTGCGTACAGCGCGGCAAACTTCAGCGCGACCGGAGGCGGGACGTGGACCGTCGCGGCCGGCAATCAAACAACCTTTATCGCGGCCTTTGATGCCGCGCACAAGATCGTCACCGTGCAAGGGAATTTTGGGAATACATCGGTCGCCGGAACCGTCACGGCCCTTCGCGTGACGTTGCCGACGTCCATTGGCGGGCAAGCGGTCGGGCTGCCGGTGCGAGCGACTATTACGCCGCTGCTCTATCATTCGGGGACGACCAAGTTCGGCCTTGCCGCGTGTGACGTTTCTGGTCCGACAGCGCGCTTGCTGGTCGATTTCGCCGGCAGCGCCTTCGCGACCGGGACCACGCATGTTTTTTTCAATCTCGTCTATCCCGTCGCCTAACGAAAGGATCACCCTATGAGCGTTGGTCTCGCGGTCACAAAAGGCGAAATAGACGCACGCGCCGGCGACATCTCGCGCGCCTTCCAACAAGGGTTTGAAAATGTCGGCACGCTGCAAAGTTACCTGGTGCAAACGCAAGAAGCAGACCTGGTGGCGCTCGGGTACACGAATCAAGAAGTGGCGATTCTCAAGAGCGCCTTTGCGGACCTGACGCAGCTCGCGAAAATCTGGGCCGGCACCGAAGCCCTGGCGGCGCCCAAAGACTTCAGGACATTCGTGCGCCAGCTGTGGGGAGTCGGAGCCTTTTGATCGGCGTGGTCCTGTTGACCCTGACGAGCTGCGGCACGCTGGATGCCTGGCGCCGGCGCCCACCGGTTCGCTGCCCCGATGGACTGCCGCCGATGATTTTCCAGGATCAAGCCTGCCCGCCGAACGGGTATTGCGGCTACACCTGTCAACCCTCACGCTGGACGAAAGGAGCGGAGCCCTGATGGCCAATGAGCTGTACCGATTTACCGATCCTGGCGATGCCAGCATCAGCATTGAGTTTGATTCCGGCGAAGTCATCGACGGGGTGCCGACCATCGTCCAGACTGACCAGGGACCGCGCGACGGCTTCGTGCTGGCGGTGCCTCTGGGTCTGACCGGAGGCGTGGTGCTCACGGTGGAGCGTGAGGGGTACGTCACCTTTTCCAACCGCGCCATCTTCTGGCCGAACCCGGACGGTCCTGCTGGCCTGGACATCGATGACATCCGGCTGGTAGAGCTCCCAGAACCTGAGCAGCCACCCCAGCCGGCGCCTGGACCGCCGAGCAACAAGCCGCTCGACATCATCAACTGGGTGTATGCCGGGGGCACTGGGCAGACGTTCAACCTCTACATGAAACAGGGGTGCGGCGAGTTTACGGAAGCCTGCTGCCGGGAGCTGCACCAGCGGAACAATGCCCACTTCGGCCATATCAAGAAACGGCCAGAGCAGAACCAGTGGAACGGCCACGCGGTCGACGCCATCAGTTGCCTAAGTGGGGAAGAATACGGGGTTTGGGACATCATCTACTCGAGCGAGAGCAGCCAGGCCAAGCCGGTCTATAACCACGCAGGCGATCCTGTCCCGGAGGAGTGGTATTACGTGGAGCCCAATGGCGTCTGAAATGACGGCCTTGTTCAGCCCTGAACATTGTCGGTAGATTGTCGGTACAAAATGGCGAAAGGTGCCTCAAACCGACGTTTGGCGACGTTTGGACCCTCCTCGGCTCGAGGAGGGCAAATGGCCTGAAATCGCCTGAATCGTTAGGGATTCTACGAATTCCGAAGGATTGTGGGTGGTGGACGGCGGGGGGATCGAACCCCCGACCTCGGCATTGCGAACGCTGAGGTATTTTCAGAATTCCTCAACAAATTCGCAATTTCCGACAATCATTGTCGGTAGATTGTCGGTGGATTTAGCGAAGCTCATCGAGCTGCTCTAGGAGCTCTCGGATCTGCTGACCCTGTTCTCGCAGTTGCTGTCCCTGTTCGAGAATCAATCGCTTCAGCTCGGCATCGTTTTCCTCGAGCGTGCGCAGCAACGTATTGAATACCTGCACACTCTGGTCAATGGCGCGCAGCTGGTCTTGGATCGCGTGACCGAATTGGTCGCGGTACGCATCGAGATTCATTCCTGACCTTCCCTTCACTCAACTGGGGATCGTCGTTCCTGGGGCATCCTGGCGCGTTCTACGGCCATCACAGGTTCTGGTACGACATAGCACCGTTGGGATTTGTCGTACTGGATCGAGGGCATCTTGCTGCGTTGAAACAGCAGCAGGTCCTTTGAGGCCTGAGCCGTCGAGATACCAAACTTGCGGCGCAGATGGTCCCGGTTGATGAACTGGTAGACCTGCAGCATCTCCGCAATCCACCGTTGGCGTTCTGCTTCGAACCAGCGCATAGGTCTACCTGGCGACCTTCCGACCTTTGCCGGCCTTCCAGCCGACGGCTGCCAGCAGGTCCTTCTGCCTGACCTCGGTGTAAACCTTCAGCAGGACATCCGGTGTTTTCCAGTTGCCCAGATCCTGCACCACGGCCACCGGCACCTGGCGATCCAGCAGCAGCCGCGTGGCGCCGGTTTTCCTGGTGGCCGAGTGGAACACGATCCCACCCTCGAGCTGCCCGTACGGCACCTTCGCATCCGCGCACAGTTGCATCAGACGCTTACGGACAGCGCTCGGCCAGTCGCGTGGATTCAT